GCAAAAGCATCAACCTCAGTTTGTGAGGGATTATCAAAGGATAATATCTTAGAACTTACCCGATTGTATGTAGATGATGGATATGGTTCAAACATTGAAAGTTGTGCATTAGGTAAAACCTTCCAATGGTTAAAGGATAACGATACCAACATCAAAGTTCTGATTTCATACGCTAACAACGGACAAGGACACTTGGGTGGGATTTACAAAGCTACCAATTGGAGATATGAGGGTTATTCAAGTCAGATGGCATTGATGCCAAACTATGGTATTTCACTATCTAATGACCCATACGATTGGGTTCACTCTCGTACTGTTTATAACAATTGGGGAAGTGGTAATTTGGAACATCTCAAAAAAGAAATTGGAAAGCAGGGATATAAAGAGTTTTGGAGGAGACGTGAGCATGAAAAACATCGTTATATTCAGATTCTTGCTCAAACCAAAAAAGAGAAAAAGGATTTACTGAAACGAATGAAGCAAAAGGAATATCCATATCCAAAAGAACTCACCGATTATGATTATCCGATTGAACATTATGAGACATATCCACCTGAAGATGATATTAAAGGTGAAATGTTTTGGTAAAAACTTAAAAACATCATACTTATACTAAATTAGGTCTAATACCTAATTGGATAACATATGATTATATATAAAGCAACAAACAAAGTCAATGGTAAGGTTTATATTGGTAAAACCAAATATACATTAGACCATAGAAAATCGGAACACATACGAAAAGCTAAGAATGGTAAGTTACTATTTCATAAAGCTTTAAGAAAATATGGTGAAGTAAATTTTGATTGGAATGTTATTTACCAATGTGATAATTTTGAAGAGTTAAACAAAGCTGAAATCAAATTTATAACAGAATACAATTCAAACGAGGTAGGTTATAACCTAACAACAGGTGGTGATGGTGGATACACATTCTCAGATGATGTATTGAAAAAAATCGGAGAACACACTAAACTAAGAAATGATAAATTTGGAAATCCATTTGAAGGCAAAACTCATTCAGATGAAACCAAAAAGATTTTATCGGAAAAGGCAAAGATTCGATACCAAACCAACGAACATCCACTAAAAGGTGTACCAAGACCTGATGATGTAAAGGATAAAATATCCACAAAAGTAAACGATTGGTTAAAGGATAATGAACCATCAATGAAGGGTAAGGTACACACCACCAAAGCCAAACAAGCTATGCGAGAAGCTAGAATTGATTGGCATACTGAAAATGAAAATGGGTTTAAGGGTAAAACTCATACTGATGAAGTAAAAAAGAGAATCTCAGAAAAGGCAAAGGGTAGACCATCTCCAAATAAAGATAAAGAGTTATCGGAAACTCATAGAGAGAATCTAAGTAAAGCTCAATCGGAGTGGTTGAAAAACAATAAGCATCCGAATTTGGGTAAAACTTGGACTTATGATGAAGTTACCTGTCCTAAATGTGGTAAAATAGGTAAAGGGCCTAATATGAAAAGATATCATTTTGAAAATTGTAAAAAATAATTTGGATAATTAAAAAAATATTAGTATATTTGTAACAAATAAAAAAATCACATGGACATTACAGACTATTTAGTAGATAAATACGAACATGAACAATATGATTATAAGATATTGGTTTATGGAAATTACACATATAGAGATAACTTAGAAGCAGATTCTCTTGTTGAAGTACTTAGACGAGTTATTCCCTATCTAAGTAAACGATGGAAAATACACTTTACAATCCTTATTCCTGAGTTTGTTAAATCATTAGATTTACCAAATGTTGAGCAAAGGATTTATCAACTCCCAACTTACATCAATCAAATGCGTACTCACTTTGATTCAATTGAGTTTATGAAACATTTGAATTGGAGATATTGTGATTGGGATATTATCTATACTCACTTACCTGAACATACGAATCAGATTGCAAATTCAGTTTACAATAATAGTAATATCCATCCAAAAATTATTGGATACTCACATTGGTTTGAAGTACCTGAAAATGCACCATATGCAAAACATATGTTAGATGCTAGTGTGGCAGGATTATTGAATATGGATGAATGTGGTGTTAACTCAGATTGGTTAAAACAACTAACTATTAAATACGCTGAAAAGCATTGGAATGATAGTGTGATTCAACAACTACAAAACATTATCCAACCTCACTATTTGGGTGTAGATAGAATCAACCCAAGAAAAGTAACTGATTACGAAGATAAGACTGTAATCTTTAACCATAGAGATGCTGGTTATACTGGTTGGGAATGGTTTGTTAAGGTAGTTGATGAAATTTGGGAGAAAAGACAAGATTTCAAAGTTTATACCACATTAGCACAAATAGATAGGCCTTGGAATAAGAGAGTTAAATTAACTGGTAGAGATGAATATATGGATTTCCTATCTAAGATGAAATTTGGTGTAGGAACATTCCAAACTTATTCAGCATGGAGTATCTCAACTACTGATGGTTTCTCAGTTGGATGTCCTTACCTACTTCCAAATAAACTTTGTTATCCTGAAATGGTAAGTGTAGCATCAGAACCATATCCATATTTGTATGAGGATAGAGATGATTTCATTAAAAAGTTTAATGAGATGTTGGATAATCCAATTGAATATGATACTACCGAATTGGCAAAGAATATGTTATGGGATGAACGAATCTCAAAATGGTTTGGTGGCTGGGATAAAGTATTTGATTTGAAACCAATTAGTGATACCGAATCACTTCAGAAAATCAAAGATTTTATCAAACAAAGTAACTTTGCAAATAAGAAACAAATATTAGAGTATATGGGTTGGGGAGTTAGAGTTAAATGGACACACTACCGAAATGCACTTAGAAATGATGATAACATCAAATTCACTAAAGATGGATATGAATGGGTTGGTGAAAAATAATTAAAAAATATTTGGATATGTCAAAATTAATTCATATATTAGCACTGAAGTTAAAATTTAAACCTTAAAAACACTTAAAATTATGACAGCAATTTTAGAAGATTACAAAACTCAACTATTAGAGAAAGTACCATCCATTGTGGAAGTAGACATAAAAACTCCTCCGAGTTCTTATGAAGCGTACTTGTATTTATTTACTAACTTAGAAAATGGTAAAAAATACTTAGGAATACATAAGGGTTTGGTAGAGGATAATTATTACAATTCTTCAAAAAATAAAGAATTTGCTGAAGATTATACAAATTCAAAATCCAAATTTAGATTTGAAGTATTAGATTATGGTGATTATTCAAAAATGTCATCTGAAGAAGAGAGTATTTTGCAAAAAAATAATGCAAAAGAAAATCCAAATTGGTATAATTTGAGTAATGGTGGTTCTAAGAAAGAAAAACTTAGAATGAATGTGGTACAAGAATTAGTAGGTAGAATTCTATCTGGTGAATTTGATTGTGTTGATGAAAATGGAGAATGGGTAAAAGAAGATAAAACAAAAATATACAATTTAGACAAACTTCAGGTAAGAGAAGTTCAATATATACCATCGCTTGTAAGTGAACTTGTGGATAGAATTGAAGATGCTATGGGTAATACAGATGGCTGTGACCCAATTCTTATTTATGAAGAAAGACTTTCACCTAAAAAAATTAAAGGAAATAGAGAAGATTTAATTGGAGATGGTAATAATACTATTCATGCTGTTTACAAATCTAAATCAGCTGTATCAATTCAGACAAGACGAGTACCATATGATGTTCATAAAGATTTATCAAATTTAGAACTTAGAGCTATTGGTGGTTTATTAAATAAAAGACCAGATAAAATAAAGGAACCCGCATCTATTGATGATGCTGTAAAATTTATTGTTGGTAGCTATGAAAATTCTGGATTAGAAGCAGAATCTTCTCAAAATTTAGAATATCTAAGAGCAGTTGGTTATACAAGCCAACAAATAAAGAAAACTATACTACCAAAGGCAAAAAATGCAATAGCAAAGAAACAATTTGCATTATCTAATCAGATATTCATTGAATATGGTTCAGATAGTCCTCACAGACAAACTTTAATTGATGTAACGGAATCTTATAATACCACCTCTTCATATGCTCAACATACTTCATCTGGTAACATTCGTATGGATAGGATTATGACTAAATTTAGAGAAGTTCATCAACTTAATCCAAATAAGAAAAAATTAATAGTAGTTGTTCATCACCCAGAACCAAGTAATAAGGAAAAATGGGACAATGGTGAGGAAGCTCTTCACAATAAAGAAATTAAATTTTGGATTAAAGGGTTGGGATTTGATTTTGAATGGGTTCAGATGCAACATTTAATGGATAACAAACTTGTTGATTAACAAAAAGTTTCGTATCTTTGTAAAAATTTAAAAATAGAATAGTTTGTATCAAAATGCTTATTACCAACGAGAGAAGAATCTCGTTCATATTTGGGATGATAAAAAAGGTTATTTTAACTTTCCCTATACCCGCTACGCTTATGAAAAAGTAGATAATGGAGAATACGAAACTCTTTATGGGGATAGGGTAACTAAAATCTATAAATTT